CGGCAGTACCCGAAGATCCAGATGTACCATCAGTACCATTTATTCCAGAAGTACCACTCGTACCATCAGTACCATTTATTCCAGAAGTACCACTCGTACCATCAGTACCATTTATTCCAGAAGTACCCGATGTACCATCAGTACCACTAGTACCCGAAGATCCAGATGTACCTGATGTACCGGCAGTACCCGAAGATCCAGATGTACCATCAGTACCATTTATTCCAGAAGTACCACTCGTACCATCAGTACCATTTATTCCAGAAGTACCACTCGTACCATCAGTACCATTTATTCCAGAAGTACCTGATGTACCACTAGTACCCGAAGATCCACTCGTACCATCAGTACCATTTATTCCACTAGTACCATCAGTACCACTAGTACCCGAAGATCCAGATGTACCATCAGTACCATTTATTCCAGAAGTACCACTAGTACCATCCGTGCCACTTGTACCAGAAGATCCACTCGTACCATCAGTACCATTTATTCCAGAAGTACCACTAGTACCATCAGTACCATTTATTCCACTAGTACCATCAGTACCACTAGTACCCGAAGATCCACTCGTACCATCAGTACCGCTTGATCCACTCGTACCATCAGTACCGCTTATTCCACTAGTGCCTGAAGAACCATTTATTCCAGATGTACCGCTTGTACCGGATGATCCAGAAGAACCACTAGTACCATCAGATCCACTAGTTCCAGAAGAACCTGAGCTTCCGCTAGTTCCATCAGTACCAGAAGTACCATCAGTACCACTTGATCCAGAAGTACCATCCGTGCCACTTGTACCAGAAGATCCATTAATACCAGAAGTCCCCGAAGATCCAGATACTCCGCTAGTTCCAGATGAACCATCCGTGCCGGATGATCCTGATGTACCGTTAGTACCATCAGTACCGCTTGTTCCAGAAGTACCATCAGTGCCACTTGTACCAGAAGTACCAGAAGATCCATTAATACCACTAGTACCGGAAGAACCATCAATACCGCTGGTACCTGAAGAACCAGATATACCTGAACTTCCAGAGGTACCGTCAGTACCTGATGTCCCTGATGTGCCGGATCCAGTTAATTCAATTAAAGTTAAAGTAGGACCGTCTACTTCTCCAAATTGAAATGTACCAGCAATTCCTACTACTCTTACTGAATAAGTGTATGTACCAGCTGGTTGATTATCAATAAAGGTTAATGCATATGGAATATTTATATTTGATGCAGTAGATTCAGCGTGTACCTCATTTCCAATTGGAGATCCATCTCTAAATATTTGTAGTCTTACCCACTGTGCTCCTACTCCAGTAGGATTTGCATCACCAGTAACAGTAATATCTACTGGTCCTCCAATAGTAGATATTGTTCCAGATACAATGCTTGCACCAATTGAATTAATACCACTTATTTGAGAACCTAATGTTTGAACATAATTTTGAGGCCCGATTGGTGAAGTTCCACTTGTTCCACTAGTTCCAGAAGAACCAGATCCACCAGATCCGCCTGACATAGGAAATTGCCCTGTTACAGAGTATCCATACGGCATAATAAATAGATTATTTTATAATCTTATTTATTCAGATAATTCGAATACTTCTCCGCTAACTAGAGTATATGCAGTAAAATTTTTATTTGGAGGACAAAATAAATCTCTATAAACTAATTTACCAGTAAGATTCCAAGCAGAAGTTACATCAACACCGTCTACGTATAATTCAGAGAACTCAACCCCGTCTATGCTATTTAATAACAATCCATATATTGATAGACCTGTTCTAGGAGTAGTTGTAATATTTAGATAATATCCATGAGGAGCGATTCCTCTTTGATCATAACTTAACATAAATAAAATTTATTTTTTATGAATTGATAAATTTAGAAAAAGATAAGGCTCTTGATGAATAACTTTCGTATATTCTTTCTAATGTATCAACATATATTTCAATAGATTCTAGAGTTGATGGATTTTTTATCCACGCTCTAATACTATTATTTGCATAGTCTGGAACTATTTTATGTAGTTTCCCAACCATTACTTTTCCATTCTCTGAATCAATTGTAGAGTTAACAATTGTCCCTCTGACCCTATCTCCAGGTTTAAAATAGAATTTAAGTTTACTTATTGCTGCATCAAATGGTGTGAACCCAGGATCTCCCTTAACTGACATATCAGTTAATGGTACCTGTGATATTGATACACCTGGAGTAAATTGACTTCTACTTACTGTAAAGTTAAAATCACCGCCTGTACCATAAAATGGGAGATTCTTAGCAAATGATCCGCTAGTCATTGGTCCCATATTATTCCAAGTTTCGTTAAGTCGTAGTATCTGTATCATTATTAATATGAAATTGGCATTGTATTTCTTTTATATCCAATAATTGAATAATTTCCAGTCTCGTCTATTTCGTTTCCAGCTGAGTCACAAAAAATAAATTTCTTAACGTATACATCAATAATTGTTCTAACTGATAATAAATATACAATTGGATATAGTGGAGCATTCGTATCATCATTAGAGATTCCCCAAATTTTAATATGTGATGCACTATTAATTGAAGTAAGATCTGCAAATTCTAACCTAAAAATTGGGCCTTTTGCATTTCCATACTGTGCTAGTACACCTATTTGTTGATATCCAAGGGAAGTAGTTTCATTTGCTCCTCTTCTTCGATCAGTTCTAATAAAAGTAGGAGAATAATCTAGTCCTGCTTCTAATGCGATTATTTCAGTTGCGTAATTTGTCATTATCTTAAGTTTTTTATAAAGCGTTTCCAAATAAAATTAAAGCAGATATCCTAATTGAATAATCAGCATTTGGATTAGTAATCTCTATCTTATTTATTATTTTAGCTGGGTCGTTTGATTTAGGATTGGTAAATATTGCAAGAAAGTTATATAATGGATAATCAGTTGATATTCCATCAAATGTCTCAATTGTCAAAATTATGCTTTTATCTCCAATGTTAATTTCTTCTGAATTTAAATCATTATTTGGATAAGTAATCTTAAGAAGTAATCCTCGAGCATAAGCTTTCCCACTATCAAGTTGAGTAGTAGGAACAGGTAAATGATTATTAAAAAGTTCAGTAGTACCTCCTGATGATTCGATATTTAATCCGGCACATGAGTATCCATCTGTAGGAAAAGCAAAATCTTTCAAGGAAAACTCTTCAGTTATATCTTTGCCATCTGCTATTCCAAAATTTTTATTATCAAATAATTGAAGAATAGATTGATTTTCTGATCCACCACAGCAATCACAAATATCCGTTAAAGTTGCCATTCGTAAATATTTTTTATTATTTATTTACGAAAAACATTATTTATTCGGTAATATACTGATACTTGATTTTAGAAAAAATTATTTTGTCTTGGGGGTCTAGTAAAAGCTTCTTCTCCAGCTTGTGAATCCACTTCTACAAATTTTACAGTATCGTTAATTGATGGAAGATTATCTGATTCTTTGACTTCTTGTAAATCTAATAAAGATTCAGGTTCATCTTTAGTATCATCAATTAGTGTATCATCAATTTTTACTGGTTCAGATAGTATTGGCTCAGCTTGAACTGTCTCAACATCTCTATCTCCATACTTAATAAAGAAATGTAGACAGGTTAATGAAATTAAAGGAAGAAGTCCACCTTCAAGTAATGCTAATAGTCTACGCTGAGCAGTAATATCACTAGCATCACTAAATGAATCAAATAAAGGCAAAGTAAGTTCGGCCCAATCTTTAAATTGTTTTGAGTCAACGTTAATTTCAGTATAACTAAAGTAGATATTTCCAATAAATTGTATTAAAGTAACAATAATAAAAACTAACCATACTGAAAATCCTTTTACTTTAACTGATGACGCTGCGATAGCAGACATTGCCGCTATTTCTACTGCTATTGAAAGATATACTGCCCAGCTTATAGGGTTAGCTAAGTCATACCAGCTAACTACGTGAGAGATGGAAATAGCTGCTACTGATAATATTGGAATTAAAAATGCTATTCTAATTAATGATTCTTTTTTTCGATTTATCCAATTAGCCATTTAAGATTAATTATTTTTCTAGTTCTGAAATTTCTTTATCAATTTCAGATTGACGAGTAACGTCAAGTATTTTTCTATCAGTTGACTGAATCATTCTTTTTTCAGATTTTAAACCTTCAACTTTTAAATCAGTTTTAGTTATAGAAATCAATTGTAATGAATCTAGTCTATTTGATAGAATATCAATTCTCTTATTTAGAGATTTAGTAGGATTCCCACAAGTATTAGTAAAAATAACTAATAGTAAAATCAATACTAGTTTTGAATAGTGAGTAGCTATAAAATCATTAAATTTTTTCATAGATATTATTTTTTTATTATTTATTATACTAATGCTTTTATAATTAAAGTAAGTGCCGTACTTAATACTATAAAATAAGAAAGATCATAAATAAAATCAGATTTTTTATACTTTTTAAAGTTAAAACCGATTTGCAGAATATATCCATAGAATTCCTCAGTTTGTACTCTTTCATATTCAACCTTAATCGCATCAAGTATTCCTTCCTTAGTTAAAAATTCATTATACTTATTCATTTTTTCAGAAACAAGTCTAAGTTCAACTGACTCTTGTGAAGTTTCAGAATACAACAAAAGCTCTGGATTTAAATCTATTCCAATATACATATTTGAATTTGGATCAACTTTTATTCCAATTTCATCAAGCTTTCCTTTATTACTAAGATCAATTACAATTTTTTTAAATCTTAAATATTTGATTAACTCATTAATGTTTTTGGAAAATCTAGTGTATACCCTAATTGGGGAAATATAATTAAGTATCATAATATAGCTTTTATTTTTTCTTCAAATTGTGGATTTTTTGACAAGACCGATACTTTAATATCTGCACGTATCTTTCTTAATTTAGTTTTGACAGTATTTTCGTTTATTTCATAATCGATTGCAATCTGCCGAACCTTTTTATTTTTTATCATTTTATCAATTGCGATATTCTTTAATAGAGGATCTTCAATTAATAAAATTTCATCAATTGTTGTTTGATAGATTTTATCAATATCTTCAAAATCATCAACTTTCGTAAAATCATCAGGTCTATCTACTTTTAAATAAACTGACTCAATATCATAATGCGAATTTTTCTTTAATAAATGAAGATATAAAAGAGTCTCATTTCTAGCAATAGTATAAATCCATGTAGTAAATCTACCTCTGCCGAAATCAAACTGACTAATATTCTTAAATATTTTCTTTAATGTAAATTGTAATGCCTCTTCTGTATCAAAGTCATTTTTACAAAATTTCCAAATATAGTACTTTAATTTTGGATAAATTAAAGAGGCAAGTTCATTGGTTTCACGTTCAGTGCTTTCCTTTCTAAGGATTCTTTCAGAAATCTCTTGGATTCTTTCATTAATTCTTGCATTAGTCGATTCATAACTCATAATTTTTTCTCCACGATATTATTTTTTTTAAGTGTATTTATGATTTTTAAACATTCTGCACACTTTTCGTATTCTTCACATGCCTCATAGAAAGTTATAGCACCTTCTAATCCACTTATAAATTTTTCACGAGATAGATTGATTGTATAATCAGTCGAATTAATCGAAATTTTAACAACGGTTACCTCAGTATTACCCTCATCTAGATAGTGAGTTTTAACTGATTCTAAAAGGTTGTCATATATCTCAATTTTATGGTGATTAAAGACTTCATCGAGTCCAATATCACCGTTGAATTTAAGAGTTTTCATATTTTTCAAAATTACACAATATGTTTGATAATATTATACTAAAAATAATTAACTTTTAAAAAATTTACTCTGAATATTTTTCATTTTTTCTAGGGCATCCATATCAAATACATTACGGCGCAACGTTCTATCATCCTCTGATTTGTTTGAAGTTGAATTCATACCTCTTAATGAATCATAATCATATAAAGGCTTAGCATTACCTGATCTAAAGAAACTAAATATTTTTTCTTCTACTTCTTTTCTATATTCTACTGACATTAGTTCATATGTTAGTGTAGCTAGATCCCAATATTGGGAAGATTCAAAGAATGGGGATAAGTTTACACATGTCATGGCAAGATCATCGTTTCCATTTTGTCCTCTATAATTTCCACCTTTTGATTTACCAAAGGACATAAGTTCCATTATCGTTAAATAATCAGTTGGGATAATTTTATTAATTGAAATTAAATATTTAAATTTTTCACAATATCTAATCTTATTTGTTGGACCGAGTCTTATTCCAGGTTTAACATTAACTGCCATCTCAGTGTGTTTAGTATGGACTAGTTGTGATGTCCAAAATTCAGGATTATCAACTAATCGATTATGTATTAATTCTCCCTTATGATTCCATTCCAATACAATTCTAACATTATCTGGATTGAATATCTTATATATAATATATTCAACTGCTGCAGCAAATTGATTTATATCAGTTTCATTAGATCTGAAGTGGCCTATTTGAACAGTTGATATAGTATCTAATTCTGATCGAACAGCCTCCTTCTTTTTAAGTAATTCCTTTACAGGTAGTGCAGCTATTTTATAAATATTAAGGACAGAAAAATCTCCTCCTACTCCATCTGCTGTATCAATTGAAAATACATAATATGCTTTATCGTTCTTAAAATCAGATATTGATCTTTTTGCATAATTTGGATGAAATGATAAATATTCATTTATAAATTGCCAATCTTCAGATAGAGTAAATCTAGAATTCTCATAATTTGACTTAATATTATATAGTCTCTTTAATTCAGTTGAATTCAATAGTAACTGGTCTGATGAAAAGAACTGTAGTCCATACTCTTGATTAAAATCTTCAACTGATCCTAAGTTTGCAATAACTGCCTGTTTCCATGCTTCATCTCTACCTCCAACTTGCCACCAGTCAACTCTTAATGGAACATAATCGCTTAATCCAGCAATTGCATCTGACCAAATATCATAGAACTTGTTTTTACCATTTGGAGTAGACGTAATAATTACTTTTGCGTTTGGGTCGGCTGTAATCGTAGGAAGAATAGCCTTATAGAAATCATTTAAGTTAGCTTCATTAATATGTGCAAACTCATCCATATATAATAAGTTAACCGACAGACCGATACCTGATTTTTTAGTAGTTGTTCTAGCTACGATACGCGCATCATTATCAAATTTAATATTTCCACTATTAATATGCTTAATTCCTGGCTTCATAAAGAACGGTAAGTTATCTAATCCAATCTTGAACTTTTCAACAAGCTCTCTAGTTGTAGTAAAGTTATCAGCAACAATAAGTGCAGTTTTTTCTGAATGAAATAGTAGAAACCATAAGATATAGATTGCCGACGTTACTGATTTACCAGTTTGCCGACTTGCCATTAGTATGTTATACTTATTTTCTTTAAATGATAGAAGAATCTCCTCTTGAAAATCACGTAATCCGCCAGCGTCCTTTACTAATTGAACACCGTCTTCTGTTTGAATCATGCAATAATTCCATGCAAAATAGAGAAGATCGTGCTTACACCTTTTAAGTTCATCCCATTCTTCAGGAGTATATTCAAAGGGTAGATTTGCTCTTTTTAAATTAATATCATTATCTTTAAATGGAGAATTATGGAGACCTTTGATATCCATACCGTTATCAATTTCATCTAATAACTTATTAATTCGAATCGTTGTCCAAATTGATGAGTTAATATCATCATCTCCACCAGATATACCGGAAACCTTACGAGAGGTAAATGCCCCTCTATTAGACATAATATCTCTCATATATTAGATTATTTCATTAACATCAATAAAGTCATCACCTGATTCGTCTGAATCTATTTGAATATTTCTTTCTCTCATTAATTCTGATTTATTACTAGGATCAACAAGTCCTCCTGTTTTCTTAGGCTTAGTTAAGTCTTTCTCTTCATCAGGTAAACTCTTTATTACATTTTTTGTTCCAACCGTAATAAAGAATTGACCTTCATTTGAACTAGAGTCAACTACTTGTGAATCTGGATTAACTGGAGGGGCTGAATTCAATTGGCGATAAGTATCCTCAAGAAACAAGACATAGTTTGCCTGCATCTTTGTAATTGAAGCCATTTTATCCTGTAATTGACCCATAACTTCTATTAATCTAGGATGAGTATTGCCAGAGGTAATCTCTTCCATCACTTTAATTATTGTAATCTTAATAGTTTTTAATTGGAAGAATAAGTTTGATATATTAATAGTATCAAGTTCTTTTTTATGTCGAGCATAGTCATTCTTTTCAAAAATTCCAATATCTACAAAATTCTTAAATAATGAGTCAGTTATTTCTCTAGCTTTTACTGTAAACTGATTACTCATATCCTCAAAGTCATATGGACTTTCTGGTCGAGTCTTTTCAGATATTTCATTATCGACTACCATATCATTGTGGTTTTCAGTACCGATTGATCCCAATAGTGATTGTATTTCGTCTTTTAGGTGAGCCCGATTCTCGCGACTCATTCCTGCTTTGCTACCTGCCATAATTATAATTATCTAATTTTATTTTCGTACTTATCTAGTGCAGGATTAGCTGAAATCTTAATTTGTTTTACTGATTCAACCCATTCATATACTACTTTCTCAACCCGTTCTAATAAGTAATCCAATAAAGGGTGTGCTCCAAACATCTGTGAAGATAGAGTTCGTTTTAATATCTGCCCTTTGTAATTAAATCCAGTGTTTTTACGTTTTTCCTTTCTCTCATAGATTGGTCGATATATGCTGTCTTTTACCATATTAATTTACTTTTTTTGGTCTAGGTGCAATTGATTTAATTTGGATATTTACTGGGCCTAATGAATCTTCGACTATTCCAGTAGAGTAAACATTTCCATATCGATCTGTAAATCCTCCTCGAACAATCGGAAGTTCATTCTTATCAACAATTATATCATTAAATTCATCTAATCCAATGTCCATTGCTGAACTATTGTTAAGTTTAGAAATTTCATTCTTTTGGGATATAATATTAATTGACACAGAATCTACTCCATTTACCTCCTCAATAAGTTTAATTAAATCACTCTTAGGTATTCTAGTTAATCTAGTATTTTGTATAAAATAAGTACCTATTGCATTTAATATATCACGCTTAATAATGTCTGTCGATACATCATCAAATATAATAATTGAAGTATTAATTACATATAAACTTGGAATAGGATCAATTATTTGAATTTCAGTTGAAATTAATTTACTTCCTCCTTTTTCAATATATTGAAGCAATTGATTTTTTTGATAATCATCTAATATAAATCTATTTAAGTTAGCATTAAAATAGTCTTGTGAAGTACTAAAGGTTTTTCTAATATCTGGGATCAAGAACAAATTTAACATTCGATTATCTAGTTCATCCAATGAAACATTTATAATTGAAAAAAGTTTTAATTTTCTTAATACTGTTTCATAGTGATCTATATTAACTAACGCAAAACTTTTTGATTGTCTTGGTGCAAGTAATCTAGTTAATTTAGAATCCTCAGAGTTTACTCCAAAAAATGGAGCATTTGACGACGATACTTGGATGTACGCATTTAAATCAATCTCTTCTCCTAATAAACTAAATCCAGTATCAACAAATTCAAATTTAATACTACTCATATCTTCAGTCATAATATTTCCATTTGAACCTTCAGTAATTATGTATTCAACTAAGATCTCAGCTCCTCTATTTGGTATTTTTCCATAGTTCCCATTACCGAAAAATAAATCAACTCCGCTAGTAATACCAGTTTTAATTAAATATCCTTTGTCTCCCCTAGGCATATCTAAAATTGAATTATATTTAGTCCACTTTTCACCATTTACAAAAACATTTACTAGAAAATTATCAATATAGTAATTTTGTGGACTGCCAATTGAAAAGCTTTCAATTGGTTCCCCTTTAGCAATAACCGTTTGAGATTCAACTACTCCTTGTCTAATAGCTAGTTTTAAACCATTATTTTTACCAGTTAGTGAAAATTTAATTTCATCTTGTGATAAGTCAAGAACATACGTCAACCCATTATTTGAACATTTAAGTCGAGTCAAATTATGAATTATTACAAAATCTGCAGGTGGTTCACCAGCACCAGCATAAGTAGATAAACTGATTTCACCAACTGCTGATACTGCTCTACTTGGATTGTGTCCAGAAAGTGCAGCTAGGGAATATACTGAGGTTAATCGAGTTGCTTCATTCATATTTAACTCAGTGATTGAATCTTCAATATAAAAGAAAACTAATTGAGTTAAGTTTTCAACTACTAATAATAATTGACCAAATGGTGAAGCTGATGTAAATACAGCTTTACTTTGATTATATTTAGATGTTAAGTAATCAATTGATTGCGACAAGATGTCCTCAACATAAATACTAAGGCGATTAAATACGCTAAATTTATCTACTATTTTTGCCATGTAGCAATTTGCTTTATTCTATTTATCCAATTATTCGATATTTCAGACAATTTAATATAATACTTTACCGAGTAGCCATGGATCAAGTAAGATAAATAAAATAAAGAACGTAATATAATGTTTAAGTCATTAGATAAAAAAAGTATTTATGATAGTGCTAAATTATCATTTTGTTTTGAATTCTTTTCTCCAATGAGAAAAATGGATGCTGCCGCTAAGATATCAAGAGCATTAGGTAAAAACATTAAATGGTTTAAAGAGGTAAAAAATGAATTTACCCCAACCAACGAGATGTTTAAACTTGCCCCAGTTTATTCTAATGGATATAAAGAAATGCAATTGACTACTGGCTTTATGCCATACCAAGAAGCAGTACATATGTATTTAAAAGTATCTAATATTATTGAAGCGATTGGTTTTACTACTGAAAGATGTAGAGTAAAAACAACAATTAAGTTAAATGAAAAGCAGCTAGATTTACCATATGGATTAAATAAAATGAATCGACTTAAATATTTAATTAGTTTAAATGAAAAGAAACTTTTTGAATTATGGCCTCAACCAGAAAATGAAAATAAGTTAATCTATCAAAATCATTTACAATACGTTCAACCTAGAAGACTATATGATATGGTTTTAACTGAATCCTTAATTGAACGAGGTGACTCCATTGATCTAAGCTTCCCAGAATCTGACTTTTTTGCAACTGATTTTTCTAAATTATCAGAAGGAAAACTAATAGTTAACTATATTTCAGGTAAATCTTATACTCGAAAAAAGAAAGAATCAGTAGATACTATTAACCTAGTTATTGAACACGCATATGATACTCTTGTTAATAATTATGAATATTCCACTCAAGAAAAATTAAAAATTTCAGAGATGGTTAGTGATTTTAGAACGGCAATTGATTCTACTCGAAGTATTCTTAATTTTAAATCATCTTTCCCAAATATTGGCCTATTTGTTGATTTAAACCAGTCTCCATACCTATTAGAATCTAATTATCTAATTATTAGAGAAAAACTTTTTAAATTATTAATCGGTGGCGGAATTACGGAAGGTCAAATAAATTATGATACGGTTCGTCAAGTTTTACAAATAAAAGGTGCTGAGTTAACTAGAAGTATTCTTCTTGAAGGTATTGAATTTTATGATTGTACAATAGAGGGAGATGTTAAAAATTGCCTATTTGAAAATTGCATAATTAAAAATTCTAAATTAGAAGAGTGTTCAATCTATTCAAATAACCAAGTAAAATTTTCTAAATTAATAGATTGCCTTTATTTAGGTGGTGCAAACGAAATATTTTCAAGCTATCTAGATAATCCAGATTCTAAAATGATTAATGCTGACTTGACAGAGTGTTTAATAAACAATGGTAGATTAACTCTAGAGTCAACTATTGATAAATCAACTAAGATTATAAATAAGTAGCCTCATTCTATATAGATCTTCTTATTTATTTACTAAGATAAATAAAAAAAATAAACATATAGAGGATGGCTGTTTACACAAACTTAGAATCAATAAGAAGATTAACTAATTCTAGTTTAACTTCAATAATTGATGTAACCAACTTAAATTTTAAGAGTCTATCAGCTGCAAATTTAGAATTTCTAAATAATATTAGCTATAATGAAATAACTAATTCGTTTAGCGTATATTCAGGTAACTTTGAATTTGCGGAAGTTACAAATAAACTAATTTTAACTGAGAGTGGAATAACAACCTTTACTATTAATTCTGCAGGTAAAGCGACCGGTAAAGACTTATTAGTTGATGTTTCTGAAACTAAACGTCAACGATTTACTGATTTTCCAGATTACCCAGCGATCGGAGTTCCTGGTGAAATAATTTATACTGGAGTAGAGGGGTTAGATCCAGTATTTGGAGAAGATTTTATTGGTTTTCTTGCAAGTAGAGGTTGGGTAAGTTTAACTGATAGTTCAGGTGGTGGTGGAGGCGGTACTCACTTAGATAGTGGTCACCGTAAAATTATAAAAACTGACGAACTATTAACAATTCAACCTGATTATCAGTATTGGATATATGGCGACTTTACAGTTGAAGGGGTTGTAAATAATAGTGGAGAACTAGTAATTGCAAACGGTACATTAATTATTTCTGGCAGCGGACAAGTTAATAATTATGGCGCAGGTCTAGTAAGAATTGTAAATCTTGCAACTGGGACAAGTGTTCAAGTAGTAGTACAGACTTTTACTGCACTTGTAAATACTCCAATCACTCTTACTCATGGATTAAATACTAAAGATTTTGTATACAGTGTTAGGGAAGGAAATATTCCAATTGAAGTAGATATTGAACATTTAGATAATAATTCAATTGAATTAACGTCTACCTCTGATATTACAGATGGTCGAATTGTATTCCAAGCAAAAATTTAATAATATATTATGGCTAATAAAATTAATAATATTCCACAACATAAAACAGTGGTTAATACACCAACGACTCCAGACTTAGGATTTGGTAGAATTTATATAAAGAGTGATAATCAATGGTATGGACTAGATGATGTTGGGGTAGAAACTCAACTTGGAGGCGGATCTGGCAGCGGAATCAACCTAACTAGTCTTTCAGCAAATGCTCCAATTACGTATAATAATACAAATGGAACATTTAGTATAAATCAATCAAATGGGTCAACGAATGGTTATTTAAGTTCAACTGATTGGGCAATGTTTAATAGTAAAATTGGAGTAACTGCCGGTACAAATAACTACATTGCTAAATTTACACCAAATGGAACTACAATAGGTAACAGTTTAATTCAAGACGACGGGACTAATTTATCTGTAAATACAACTATAGATGTTTTATATAAATTTAAATCCCAGACAAGTGGTAATGATTATGCTTTAGGAGGATATAATACTAAAGTTGGTGGAGTTGGTGTAGTTGGATATTCTAACGGGGCTGGGGCGCAAACAGGAGTTGCAGGTATTGCTAATAATGCAAATGCAACAATAAATACAGGAATTTCAGGTTCTGCAGTAGGTGGAGCTATTGCAATTGGTATAAAAGCCATTGTCACTGGAGCATCATCAGTTAAATATGCAGCTCAATTATCTGATGGTACAGAAGAAGCAGGAAAGTTTCTTAAATCTATAGATAATTTTGGAAAAGCGAACTGGGCTAACATCACAGCTGCTGATGTATCTGGAGTTCAAGGAACTTTGACTTTAACTACGACGGGTAGTTCTGGAGCAGCTACTTTGAATGGTAATACTTTAAATATACCTCAGTATTCTGGTGGAAGTGGGGGTGGAGTTGCTGGTGCAGGAACGTTAAATTATCTTCCTAAATGGAC